TCTGCATACCGACTTGTGTTGCCCTAGATGCAATGGTAGCCAATGCACTGATCGCAACTACTTGTAGTGCTGAGAAATGGCGGCCTGATTCCTCAATTGCATCGTTAAGACCAGATAACCGCACCTTATTGGCGGCCTTCTCAATACCATCAAAAGCCTTCTCAGCACCATCTGTATTAATTGCTTTCTTAAAGCGATTAAGTGACTCAGTCGTCTGTCTGACCCCTTGCTCAAATTGAGCATTGTCAAACTTCATTTCGACAATTCGCTCGTCAACCGCCTTTGTATTCTGAGATGCACTCATGCGCTGGTTACCTCCCCCCAAATATCTTTCTTGATTTGATCAAATACCGGCCGTATTGCCGGGTTTATAAAGTCGTACCCTTGAACATACCGACCACTTTTTGTCCCATGACCGTATTGAATATAAAAGACTATTGGCACCCCTCTGGATTCATTGCTATTAGTCCAAACTAAAGAGATGTCACTTCCATTTTGATGAATCTCATAAGCCCATGAGGAGGCCGTCTTGCCTGTACGAACTGGGGTAGCAGCTTTTAGAGCGTTGACGCCCATCTGTCCATATTCATCAAGTCTCTTTAAGAATTGTCGCTTTGACATCTTTATAAGAAAGTTTGTAGTCTTCTCAAAGTCACCTTTATGGCGAATTGAAATGGGCATAGACGACCTCCTCTCTACTAACCTCGCGAATGATACTTAGCCCGTCGAGCTTTGTTGATGGCTGTGTTCTGACGCATTATCTCAGCTTTAGTCATCTTCTTTGGGTTGTTCTTAACATTAAATATTCGAAGAAGTGTTAACAGACGATTGAGATGCCATTTTTCGCATTCAATAGGAATCTGCAAACTAAACATCTGATAGTAAATCTCTTCAGACGTTACAACCTTGGTTTTCTGATACTTAGCCGGAACGTGTGTTGGTGTCTTTCTATCCGATGAGAATGTGGTAGCCGTCATGGAATCTTCGATATATTCACTAATCTTTTGTGAGATATCAGACGGCAAATAAGTATAGATTCGATCATCTACATTCTTATTCACCGTCATATACCGAATATAGTCGTACATCATTTCAACCGTCTTATCTGTACTTGATAAGAATGGCTTTTTCCATTTGGCTTCCCACTTCGATACAGATATCAATGAATGCTCTAATACCAGATGCTGTGGCTTTATTGTTTGAAATTCCTGTTTCTCTCGATCATAAATCTCAATCTCTGGAATATCTATCGATAACATATGCCTAGACAAGCATCTTATCAGACTGAATCTTCTCTATCATCTTCTTGTTCTTGTCTGCATTCTTATTAATCTTATCTGCCAAAGCACCCATGTCTGGCATGATCGCATTAATAAACTTAGCAGCGAACTCAGCATTAGTAAGAAGCTCGGTATAAATATCTTGATAGATAACAGTCTGAGTAAATGCATCCGATAGCTCTTTTGACTTTATGAATCGACGACCATCAGCAGACTTCTCACCATATGCCTTGTAAAGAATGTTTGTGAAGAACCACATCATCTCTTTGGCGTTCTTAGCATCCGAAATCTCCTGTAGGTATTCAGACAAACCCTTCTCAGAATCAATCTCAAGGCCAATAATCTCGGACTGATTCAGATCAAAGTAGACAGTCTCCTTGCGCTCAGTACCATTAAAGTCTTTATAGACATCAACATAACGAAACATAGTAGTTTCCTTTCTATTTTGATTTAACTTAAGTAAAGAGTTCCTTCAGCTTGTCAGGCAGAGGTAGCTGAGACTCGGTAGTAGCAGTTCCGATAAGGTAATCCTCAAATGCCTTAAACTTAGTCGGGTCACACTCAGACTTAGTGACATAAATATGAGCCGTATTACGATAGCCAGGTACCGGAATGGGTACAGTATCGAACTCCCAACTAAACTGGCCAGCCTCAGGAGAGTCATTTACAGTCTCATGGTTCCGCTCAGACGGAGAAGCCGTTGCACCATAGATAAGATGGATCCTGTAGTCCTCAGTCCAATCAGTCGTATCAGAACCGATATTACTACGATATGCCAGACCGAAATGCTTACGAGTCTGCTGAGTAACCGTCACACCCTTGACGAGCGTAATGCTACCATCACACTCTGCAAACTCAGGCGGATACATATATGCCTCAATTGTTCCCTTGAAATTCTCAGCAGAACGAATCGAGCCATACTTCATGTTATCAGCCCAGATGTCATTGGCCTCTGCACCATCAGGAGACTCCTGAACGGACGTCAAGCCATTAAATACGACACCATTCTTATAGGCGCCATTATCAAATACGAATAGTATACCATGGTCAACACCAAGCTCATACTTGCGCTCACCACTTGCATCCCATTTCAAAATAGCCATACTTACTCCTTAACTGGAATAACGATTGTAAAAACATAATGCATAAGATTGTCTGAAGCAAATATCTGATCGAGTTTACATGATGAAAACGCCTTTAAAACTTTTACCGGAATGTCTATGTCGGCAGTCTTGGTAATCCAAGTAACAGAAAACTGATACTGCATCAGATAAATTAGATTATCTGCTCTAGTCGAAATGACGTCTTTCTCATGATACACGATACAAGGATACTTTAACAAAATATCTGAGGGGGGTTGGAAATAACAGTTCTTAGATCCCAATAAGTCGCAAAGCTTATTGTGAAACTCTAATCTATTGTCCATTCCATACCTCCCCCAATGTTAATTCAACCCTTGGATAACTAACCTCGACAGATTGTATCTTCCATCTAACTCCAAGATACTCGACATATCGCATTTCACCAATATGCTTGTCCAAATATCCATCAGATACAACACTGATCAAAGTGCTTCCAATTCGAATCTTATCGTTCATTTCGGAAGTTGAGGCGAAAGAACGATGATTCTTTTTGACGTCACCAAAATACATGCGAGCAACTATCTTATCTTGCCAGACACCAGGCTCTACCTCGATTTGTGCTGAAAATCCAATAGGACCATAGAACTTCATTCTTCACCTCAACTTCCATTTTGATTTAAACGTGCTTACAGGCCAAAGCGATCGCCGAGTAAGGCTTCCTCAACATGCCAGACATACGAGTCTCCAAGAGGTACTTCTCCTTGTTGTAGTCGATGTCAAAGTCACTGAAGAAGGTATTCTCACCACCACGATCGCGACCGACACCATAATCCGAAAGATTGACAATAATACCAAGAAGATCAAACTTATCCGACGGAGATGCTCCCTCGATCTGGATGCCCTCCATGACAGGAACCTCGACGATACGACTGACTCGCATTGCAGAGGCAAGCTCAGAATCAGACTTGTAAAGCCTATGCCCAATCTTATCACGTGCAAGCATCATCTGCGTAATGACATCATTACAACCATAGAATACAGGAGTTCCAGAGCCACGATAATCCTTACGGAACTTAACCGCAGAATCGACAAGGAGATTAGACTTCTCATTAACATCAGTCGTGGTCTCATAACCACCGATAAGACCCCAGATACAATACGGATCATTGGTATCCGCTGCCTTATAAATTACAGGCATGACATTCTCTTCATGGATCTTGTCCGGAGCAGACTTGGCACGACCATCGCCGACGAGAATCGCACGAGCTTTCTCCTCGTCAAGCATCATGGTCATCTCAGAACGAAGAAGAGCAACCACATCGAAGTCGGTAATATCAATAAGATCATCACGATCCATTGCCTGCTTCTTATAGATCGTCTGAGGAGATACCTTCCTACTAAGCGCAGCGATTATCTCTTCCTGCTTCTGGGTTCCCTTGACATAACCCTTAGCCCTAGCCTCATCCGCAGTAATATCAAAGGTAATGGACTTAACCTTCGCAAAGGGTACATTATGAACATTACCAAGAACGTCCGCAACCCACTCGACCGGACGGTTGATCATGTTAGGGTCGCCGTCGGTCTTGTAGTCAGGCATAATAACCTCAAGGTTACTAATGCTATGCTGCAAGAATGCATTCTTTAGCGTACCATAACTAGACGCATTGGCAAGGCACTCATTAATGTCGTCATGCTGAATTACCTCACCATTATTAAGAAATACATAATCGTCCTCGTCCACACCAGTTACAAAATCATTATCCTCAAAAGCATTGTGACCCATATCATCCTCACTTCCATTTTGATTTGTCTTGGCAGCATTCTGTGCCGCACTTACAGCAGTTCCTACAATATACTCAGCGATCTTCTTTTTCTTAGCGTCCAAGTTATTATAGACGGCCTCAACATCCATATCGCTATACTTATCGAGATCAATATCTCCGCCACCAAGCCCCGAAGAAACAGCTTCAACTCCTTCAGGACCAACCTGCTGCTCAAGTGTCAAGAAGACAAGCGCCTTCTCTTCATCAGTAAAACTATTCCAAACATCCCGTACGGTTTCCTGTTGAGTGTTTGAAGCAGACTGTGATTGATTAGTCGGCTCTGCGTGTGAGAGCTCATCAAGCTTAATTGCCGAATGAATGATGGCCTCCTCCTCAGATACATCAAGGGATCCATCTGCATGCGCAAAGGTAATCTCCTCAATGGTAGCCTCAGGGTTAGCCCCCGCCAGAACAAGACTAACCTCCTTAATGTCACCATGGATCACATTGGGTCCCTCTTGTACCAAATGATTGGCGTAGATAGACATGGAGTCAAAGTCACCATGAGCTAGGCCAACCTTAGCCGCTTCGGCATTCTTTCCATTATTAAAACTTCCATACCCATAGATACCGTCAGGACGTCCCTCAAGCAGAACATTTCCAAGCAGCATATTCGGATCATTATGCATATGATGCCACATCAAAGGCACCGTCTTGCCAATACAATCCTTAAATGCTCCATGCTTAATTACTCGTCCATCACCACACCTAATATCATTCTTAGTTACATATCCTGCAAAATCATACATCCTATTTCCTTCCTTATTCTGCCGCCATTACATCAGCCACACTAATATCCCAATCGGATACTGGAGCACCGTTTGAATCGATAGTTCCGGACCCGCCCATAACGTCTGCATCTGTTTGCATGTTTCTATTATACAGCATATCAGACTTCTGGTCATCAGAGGCTTTAAGACCAAGAATCGAACGGAATTCATTTGGTGACATAATGGAATTTCTACTAAACTTGTCTGCAAAGTCAGCCAACTGAACAAGACTAACCAGTTTGAATCGATTCATATAAAACTCAATGCGCTGATGCTGAGTGATTGCAGTCCTGGTCAATAGTTTACGAGTAAATTCGTTTGTAATCGACGTGAGAATGGGTTCCAAAACTCTATTTTGATAGTTTAGCATAACCTGCTCAGAGGCAGTTCCAGAGAATACCTCTTCGGAAATACCAAGTTGGGCATAAAGCTGTTTAGTAAGCCATTCTATTTGTGGCATGAGATTCGACTCGACCGATCGATTTAGTTGAGTAATCTTTTCAGTGGCATCAATATATGCAATACCATAATCCGAGTTCTCCAACTGATCTTTAATCCTGTTGATCCGCTCGCCAGCCTTCTTTTGCCTTGCCTCAGAAGCAATCTGAAATGGCATCTGGAGAATAAGATCAAGTTTTGGATCTGCATTGCGATTGTCGATATTGTCAAGAAGAGCAAGTTTGGCAGTCAATCGTTTAAGTGTAGAATTAGGTGCATTCATTACTTGATAGAATGGATTCTCGACAATAACCGTCCGCTTCTTTAATACCCACATCTCTTCTTTACGACCGGTTCGATCATTATACAATTGAACCTTTACCCGATCTGGTTGCCAAGCCATAATCTTTCCAACTCGCATGGCAAGAATCTCATATGAGCCTTTGTCGGGGTTAATATCCGTATGAGTCGGAACTACAGCAACTGTTCCAGTTTCAAGAAGGTTAGATACGATATCAAGCCTAAAATCTCGACCTATTTGATCAATATTGGCTGAGATGGTGAAACATCGATTAAGATTATCGTCTATTACTTCAGTAAACCGCCCGTCGTCATTTACTCGAACATGTTCAATCTCGACAGAAGCAACGTCATTAGCAATCCGAGTATATATTGCCTCAACGATACTCCTAGCATTCGTTATAGATGGAACAAACCTATCCGGTCGGAGACTATCTGTCCGAACATGATAGTTTGGAGCATTATCTGTTCTATTTTGAAAAATATTCCATGCTGACTTTAACCGATCAAATACTCCCATCGTCACCTCCCTTCCTGATTTCTACATGTTTTCTTAAAATCCTATATTTGGATCCATCATGTGCATATTCATCATTGTTGTTTCGTTTGATATTCGATTAATATCGTTAAGAATATTTTGTTGCATCAGCATATCCTGATGGTGATTAAACTGCTGCCATTGCCTATCCGACGGAATATTCATAGGAGTGTTTTGTTTTCTTTTGGAGTATTTCTTATAATATTTTTTAGGGATTTCAGGTTCATTAATACTATCTGGCTCATATTGACGGCCAAGATTAATTGGATCTTTCTTATAATCTTTATAAGCCTTCTTCTGTGTCTTGTTATCGTACTTTCCGTAAAATTCTAATGGCCATGGAAGTTCAACGTTTGGGTCATTCCAATTCTCTTTTGCATATTTTCGATACATCTTCTCAGCACGCCGAGCCCTTATGTACTGACCAACCATATATCCACCAGCAGCAATAAATGGTAATCCACCAGCCAAAGCAGTGGATGAGGCCCCGATGGCTACTGCACTTGTTGCTGCCTTAATCCCGGCAAGACCGGTAGCTGACATCACTGCTCCACCGACCCCACTAATTCCCGAGCCAAATGCATTTATTATCTTATTTTTTCGTTGGGCTTCAGCCATGCCAGCCGCTTCTTCTGCTGCTGTAAGACCTCTTCTTGCTTCGTTGGCCTTTTTCATAAAATGATGTTTACTTTTAAGTGCTTCAATTTTCTGATAAGGATTCGTTAACCGTGATCGAGATAGATTGTGATACTGATCCGCATAATCACGATAACTTCCATAATCCTTTATCTGCTGGGTCCTAGGGTCTTTAGGACGTATCTTTCCAGACGGCATCAAAGATCCATAACGTAGCGATCCATCTGGTGCCATAGATCTATAACATATCTTACCTTCTGCGGTCAAGGATCCATCTGGATTTTGATAGCGCCTTTGTCCCCACTTCATATTCTTAATACCGAAATGAGCAAGGTCGCTGTGTTTGGCATGACGTCGATTGGGGTGGTACCGATAATATTTATTCTCAATATCTACGATATTCTCCGGCAAATAATCAGATTCATCATTATAATGCTCTTTTGCAAACTCTTTTGCAATATTAGATTTCTTACGAGCCCTGTTCCCTTGCCAAAGGTTCTTAATACTAGCAGCACCAAGCGCCAATGGAGCTGGATTCGCCAATGCAACAGACGCACCAACACCAGCAGCCGCATATGCAGCAGATTTAGCATACTTACCAATGGCAGTTCTATTTTGAAGCCGAGCAATGCCAGACGCCTTAGCTGCTCCAGAAAGATCTCGACCAGCAATACTCATTCGAGACTCGGCAGCCTCTTTGCCGCTCGCATTTCCGGTCTTATCGTATGCCTTAAGTGCCTGAGAACGCTCACGAGCTCCCTTTGCATACGATAATGCTCGACGACGATCACGCCATTTAGTCAAACGACCTTCCGAATTCATACGACCAGTAGAATTCATTGTTGCTGTTATTTTCTTAGATCCAGCTGCCAAACCAATCTTAAGGTTAGGCTTAGATGGCCCACCTTGTGCTGAAGTTTGATCTTTTCGCGAGCCCAAAAGCTGAAGAACTCCAACTCCATAATGCTGCTTACCGGCTGGAGTCAAAGATCCATCCGTATTTTGATAGCGTCGAACACCGCGCTTTTGTCCTTTAATACCATAATGACACAGATCATCATGGTCAAGACTCTCTCGAACTTGACGTCCAATTTCTTTCTTTGTGCTCTTATAATTTTTACGATTCTGCATATATGCCTTGATCAGATTCTCATGGCCACCTGCAATCGCTGCTCCAGAAATTACTGCTGAACCAGTAGCTATCCCGACAGGAGGACCCGCAACAGCACCAACGGCTGCTCCACTCGCCACACCCGCAATAGCGTATTTTATAGCCGTCTTACGTTGTTTACTCATCCGATGACGACGCTGCTCATTATCCGCGGCTAATTGCTCAGTTGGAGTCAAAGAATAATAAGAGCCCCAAGCCCTATCTTCGTACTTACTAAACCGTCTTTGAAATGCTTTATCAGACTCACCAGGTTGCTGCCTAGGGAAGTTTTCAAGAAGATCAACAGACCTCACGATCTTTTTTCCACGTGGACTTCCGTATCGTATCCTACCAAGTGTGGTTAAAGAACCATCCTTATTTTGATAATTCCTCACTCCCCATTTCATATTCTTAATTCCGAAATGAGCCAAATTATTATACACATCCATCACCTCACTCAAAGTTATCTGTATTTGCTTTCCACGCAATGTATGCATCCATCATTGCCGCAACTGCATCTATCTTTTGGTCCCTACGCTTCTTGTACAGTTTCTTATTGTCATTTGTATCAATAAGAGCAATACAGTTCCCCATACAAAAAGACATCAGGCTTTCATCAAATAGAAGGTTACGCTCTTCTGAAAGTTTCTTAAGTTCACCAAGAGGAACCGATTCCGTCTTAGCTCCTTGAATAACTTTCTCCACTCCGAATGGCCCATGATCCGCAGTCCAATTCTCTACGAACTCTTTTGCATTATATGGATCATATCCCATAGCTCGAACGTCATACTGAGTCTCCTCAATATGTTTCTCTAAGTCTGAATAAACATCATCCATCTTAAGAACAATCTTATCCATAACAATAAGACTACCCTCTTTAATAAACTCCTCATACTTCTCTCGTAGTGCCTTGGTTAACTCAGAGAATGTCTTCTCAGAAATATAACACCGAGTCTTAATTCCAAACGTCTCATCCCCAAGAGGAAAGACAAATGTGAATGCACAAAAGTCATCGCCACGAGATAGGTCAGCACCCATAGCACAGGGCATAGACCAAAAATCTCTTTTACGATGAACCTTAGTCTCCTCATATGGAAAGAAATATGTATAGCCCTCTAGAGGTATTCCAAACCGTTTTGCTAATATCTCATTACGAACCGACGGATTCTTCTCTGCACGCTCAACCTCACGTTGATATGTGTCATAAGAAACTGTCTTGCCTATATTTGGTGATGCTTTAATCCAAAGTTCGGGATATGCCACCTCAGTCACATTGTCGAGCTTATAGAAAAAGATTGATGTGTGGGGATCAACATAATCACCCTTAAGAATCGACTGTAATTCCATTTTGATTGTATCGCCAATAGAGTTACGTATCGTTCCTTCGGACGAGATGCCGATGATTATGTAATCCGGAGTCTTAGATGCACTTTGCTCAAGAGCCGTTATGACATCTTCGCGAATATCACAAGAAAGCCATTCGTCCAATGTACAAATCTTACCACGATAACCTTGAAGCTTGTCGATCGACATGGGCCTAGTCTCTATCAAAGAATTAGTTATGAAATTCTCAATTCCTCGCTTAGTTGCAGTCATTTTGACTCGATTGACTATTGACCCAGTTGTATTGTTGATTGATCCACTTCTTAGAAACTTAAACAAAGGACCACGTGCTCGAACCAAAGCTGTCTTGATTGGAATGAGCGTCTCCTCAGCTTGACGAATAATCGGAGCAACTGCTGCCTGTGTCGTAGTCTCAGATGAAACAGAACATTCATATGCATGGATCGCTGAGGCATACATTGTTTTAGCACTACCGCGAGCTGTTATGATAAATTGCTTATTCGTTAGGCGCCGTTTGACCATGCGTCGTTCATAGTGTCCTCCGAATCCGTTCTTGTTTGGGACGAACACCTCACGCTCTATGAAATAATACCATCCATAAAGCTGCTCACCCCAAAGTTTAAAAGACGGTAGTAAAGTTAAATCGGTTCCGTCAGTAAGTGTTAACTCATTGTCACAAAAACTGATCCAACCCTCTACCGGAATGGGATCGTAATAGATTCCAGGGTTTCGAATACGCCAATCGATCCGATTCATCTCTTGTTCGATCTCTTGACATATTGGAATATCCCCATTAAGGACTTGATCTCTGAACTCCGCATAATATCTAGGCGTAGCTGTGTTAGATAGAGCCATAATTAATGCCCCGCAAGGCCCTTTACAGCAAGCCTACGTTTCCTGAGTCTTGTAATCTCCTCATCACTAAGCTTACTATAATCTCCACCCTTCTTTGCAAGGATGTCTTCAACGTTATCTTGCTTCTTCTTAACGCCGCCCATAAATTCTGCAAACTGGCGAGCACCTTCAGACGCAGTCTCATCATTAGCAACTTTACTCCACCCATACTTGGCTGCTGAACGAAAACTTGAGTTAAGCTGATCTTGAATCAGGGCATCAGTGGCATTCCGCAACATACGTTTGTAGATTCCTTTACGTTGAGCCTTATATGTATCACGCTGCTGACGCTCAGTCTCCTTACGTGCTCTGCGACGATCAAGATAATTAGAGAGATGCGGATGCGCGTCTCGCCATGCTTTATTTTGAGCTTCTCGCTCTGCTGCTCGTGCCTCACGTCTAGCTGCTACTTCATTCTTATGCGCTCGATAACGACCCATCAAAGAATCAGACTCTCTTGCCTTGCGAATATCATTCTTTGCAGCTCTCATATCAGCCCGAGCTTGAGCTTGACGTTTTCTTAAATCCGCAGCTTCTTTTCTCTGAGCAGCAACTTTCTCTAGCTGCTTAGTCCTTGTCCTGAGTTTACGCTGTTTACGAGTACGACGTTTAGCAATACTACGATTAATGCCTTTAGGAATCTTGGTAATTCGTTTGGACGTACTCTTAGCAAAATTAGCCATCATGTTTCGTCCAGTACGGACAGAACTTCCTATTCGCTCAATCGCCTTACGAAAACCCCATCGCATCCCTTTAACACCATGGTGCTGAAGATAATCATCAGATATGGTGTCATCAAACACAATATCAGCCATACAACCTCCTCTCATTCGGACAGAACATTAAGTCTAAACTCTAACTCAGAAATCTGATTCTTTATAGCATCCACAACAAATGAACTTGTCGGTGGATCAAACGCAAGTCGTGTCTTCAACCAAATATATTGAATCACACCATTTAATACTCCAGGATTATCACTAAATTCAGTCCATTCCTCATTACCTGTCTCGATGCGAAATGGAATATCGGGCCCAACCTTCAATTCGTTTAAGGTCAGAAATGCCGAATTTATTCCTATGATAATATCTTGGTCAAAGACTGTGTAATCGTTAGTAATACCAAGTAGCTTCTTGGTTGTCTCTAAAATAGTAGCCATTTGACCTCACAAAGCAATCGCATCTAGACGAACATATCCATCTGGATGACGGGTTCGACAGAATCTAAGTCCACCCCAGCTATAAACTTGCTCTTTGGGATTGACTTCGATCTCTTCTCCGCCCTTCTTTCGTCCGACTGTAATTTCCTCTTCAACAGGATCATCCGGAGCTTTTCGTAGATACACAACCCGAACGTCCTTACGTACTCGTGCCTTCTTAAAGTCCGGCATATTTCCTCCTTACCAAAGTGTAGTATCGCCAGCCTTCCTAGGAACATACTCATCATCTAGCAACTCATAAGAACCATAGTGAATGGCTTGATGAGTGCGATTTGAAACACAAATCAGATTATCTAGTGATACCAACCGATCTGTATGCTCCATAATATCTTCGTAAGAAATGGGTTCGATATGATGAACAATTATCTTATCGTATATGGGTCTGTCAGGACATGCAAGATCACAGCCGTCATCTCGAATTATCACTTTAGACCTAATTAACTTCCATTCCTTACTTGCATAGAATGCTTGATTCAAATATCTTCGAGAACCAAATGTTGGATCGCCTATTGGTGACTCAGTTCTAAGGAATTCATAACGCTTTCGAAAATCAGGCAGTTCCATCAAGGCTTTGTATGTCCTGATCATCTGAGTCACGTCCTTGATACTGTTTCATAGCTGCTATGGCATTTGCATAAAGCTCTTCTGACTTCTGGGCTGAATCAATAGCATCTTTCTTAGATTGAAGTAGAGCATTCTCACTCTTTAGCTTTGCCTTCTTGAGTGGTCTAAGTGGATCTGCGAATTGTATGGCATAAACTATCTCTTGACCAGTTGCTTCTCCAGAAATCAAGCGCTCTTCAAGCCGTTTTAGTCCCAAAGCAGCGATTTGTTGGAAGCGATTGTCTGGTTGAAGGCCTGGAGGAGATGCTGTCGGTGGTTTTATAGTGTCTTGTTTCTTCCTTCTCATTTCATCTCCTATACTTTTGGATAGAATATCTACAGTTTTTATTGACTTTATGGTAGGAATGGCTCGACTTGTGGGTAGAATTTTCTGGTTAGAAAGGAGTAAAGAACCAGAAGCACGCTAATTGAGAAGGGAACACTGTTTTGCCGAGCCACCCCTGCTATAAAGTCAATATCAATATCATCC